ATGTTAGATGTCGAGCGATTACAATTCTTAGATTTATACAGCTTTGAACTGCGATTGGATTATTTTGAGAAGATTCTAGAATTCACGAGTTCTTCTTATTCTTTCTATTGGTTAGAGGCTATATTAAATTTAATGATTTATAAAGATACAATTGAATTTGATGAAATTTTAGATGAAATGATTTCTTTATCCTATGATGATGTTGTAGAAAAAGGATATCATTTGGGTCCGTTAATTCATCAAAAGCGTACAAACGCATTGGAAAATGCGATTTTAAGCATCCAAAAGTATTTGCCTGAAAATTGCTCGAAACAAGAAATTATTATTTGTGTAAAGCAACACGATGAAGCTTTAAAAGAATACAAGAAGCTATTGATTATGCAGACACCATATCGTTTATTATCGAGCTTTTTGGTGGATGTAGGTGGCAATGATCCAATTTGGAATCGCCCAAAGGATATTATAGAAACAATCAAAGATTATAATGAAAAATATAGACTTCCGTATATTATAGAAAATGACAGGGGTCTTAAAAGAAGAGTTGTTGTTCAACCAGAATGGAGAGATTTCTTAATGACTAATTATCGTGTCATTATGGAATGGGTTCATGATGAAAAGATCAAGTATCTAGAAAAGCGAAAGATTGAAGAGAGTGCATCCGAGTGATGTGCTTTTTCTTTTGGTTAAAATAAAAAAGCCTATTGCTAGACTTACTTTTGTTTGTGTTTTAGATACATCGCATAAATAAATTTTGTGATTCCAATCGCAATAAAAAATATTCCTAATTTTAGTAGCATTATAAAAGTTCTATCCTTTCTGTTTTTAATATATGTTACATAATTTTGTATATAAAGAATATAATTCGAATACAAAAAAATAAAAACTCCTTTATGTAAAGGAGTAATTGTCAGATGGTAGCGCGTACGGGATTTTGTTAATCCGTTCGTTGAGGTCATTTAAGCTTTATATAAAGCAACTAAATTCGTGTGGCTTTGTTAAAATGCGTGAATTTCGAGAAAAACAAGACATAAATGAGATATAAATTTGTGTTATTTTTTTCTCATTGCGCTCAAAATCTCATCACCATCTTCATCGATTAGATGGCCGTATCGGTCCATGGTTATGGTGACTGAAGAATGGCCAAGTCTTTTCGATATTTTATAAATGTTTACTCCTGCTTCAATTAGATTTGCTACGTGGCTATGTCTGAAATCATGAATGCGTATTTGTCGCATATTGGCACGTGCACACGCTTCATTCTTGATTCGTGTAACTGTAGTTTGGTTGAATTGATTGTATCCACCAAATACAAACCAATCCATACTGAACTCAGGATAGTCTTTGTACTTCTGGTATTGTTCATCCAATATCGAGTAGAGGTCCTTATCAATCGCGATTCGGCGTTTAGAACCTTTTGTTTTCAAAGGCAACCATTCACCATTTACACATTGACGATGTACATTTATGAATTTACGATTGTAATCATTAAAAGTTAATGATGCACATTCATTTAATCTCATGCCAGTCCAATACAGCACAAAGTAATAGTTCCTAAACTCTCTGTGGGCCTCGTCAATTGCGTCTAGAAAGCGATTAAACTCATCTATGGTATAAATATCCATCTCTTGCATTTTCTCGTCTGTTGACTTCGTAAAGCGGTCTATAAGGCCCATTGGATTCGATTTTATTCCATGGTATTTCATTCCGTATTTAAATATTGAATTGATAAAACCAAGGATTCTATTCTTTCTGGATGTAGATAAATCTAATTCATCAATATGGTCACGGACTTGTTTCATGTATGCAACTTTTATTGAATTTACGTTGCGATCAGCTAGCATATTGCAATATTTTCGTAACATCATTTGCTTATCCAGTTTAGTCTTGGATGTGTTTGATTTAGATGAGTACTCGATGTATTCATTAGCTAAATCTTTGAATTTAATATCGTGTATGTTTTTTTCTTGTGATTTGATTAAAAATAAAGCTTCTGCATCCTTGCATTCCTTTTGTGTATCAAACCACTTTGAATTGCGTTGCTTTCGATTACCAAATACATCAGTGAAATATACACGATATTGATATTGCTTAACTCGTCCTTTTTCACGAGATATAATTGTCATAATATTCACTCCATTTCTTTTTCTAAATATGATAGAATGAATGTGTACTTGATGCGGTTTCGCTAAATTTCTCGCATCTTGATACACACTATTTCTAACCGCTCACATCCGCTAAAGGAAGTGAGCATTTTTTATTTTATTTTAATCTAATTTCATTATCAGAAACCCATTCTAAGAATTCTTCTTCTAATTCATCTTCTTTTATCTTCATAAATACTTCTCTTGCTTCGGTAGCAGTGACTTTTCTTCCTTGAAGGTTAGCTATCATTCTTTTTTCACGTTCATTTTCACGAGCTGATTCATTGTATCCTTCTTGAAAGGCTTGTTTCATATCTTTTAAAAATCCCATTTTTTTTGTTCTCCTTATAATCCTAATTTTTTCTTAAATTCATCTAATATAAGTGTTTCAATGTATTCGCTGGTTTTTTTATCTAATTCATCTAATTCTTCTTGTGTTAACTTTATTGATACACCGTTTTCGTTCGTTACAACAAAATACTTTTCTTCTGTGATTTCTTTTCCATCATCAATATCATCAGACACTTCTTCGACTCTCCAAACATGACATCTTAAATAATTGATAAAATTCTCGATGATGCCATTTTCATAATCGTAAGTTCGCATTTGTTTAATTTTATTTTTAATATCTGCATATGGTGTAGTATCTTCTGCATCACACGAGCCGAGTAAATACCATTCAGAAACATTTAAAGCTTCTGCAAGCTTATGTACAACTTTTAATGAAGCTGGTCTTCCGTTTTCAATGTTATTAATTGAACTTCGAGACTGATAACCAGCTCTTTTAGCTAATTCTTCTTGGGTTAAATTTAATTCTTCTCTGCATTTTCTAACACGTTCACCTAAAACATTATCGTTGTTCATATTGATTTCTCCTTTATCTATCTTAATTATAACAGTAATATTCAAAAATGTGAACTTATTTATCACAAAAGTGTTGACATGTACACATTATGAGAGTATATTAATGGTGTACACAGAAACGTGGACATAAGAAAGGAGGCAAAGATGACTGATAAAGCTTTGTTAAAATCTTTCTTAGCTTTAAAATCTATGACAATGCAAGAATTGTCTGATAAAACAGGCATAAGCCTTTCATCCCTTAACTATAAGCTAAATGAAGCAAGAGAATTTAGGCAATCAGAAATTAAAGCTATTCAAGATGTTTTAGAATTATCGAACGAAGAAAGAGACAATATTTTTTTTAAGATTTAAGTACACAAAAACGTGAACATAAGAAAGGAAGCAAACATGACTGATACATTACTATTAAGAGAAAAAATTGAGTCTAGTGGCCTAAGGATTGGCTTTATTGCCAATAAATTAGGCATAGAACGAACTACATTGTGGAAAAAAGTTAACAATGAACGCAGTTTCAAACAAAAGGAAATTATGCAGATGTGTGAACTATTAAGAATTGATTCATTAGAAGAAAAAGAGCGTATTTTTTTTGCCACTGATGTAGACAAAAAATGACAGCATTTAAAAAAGGAGGAAATATGAACGAATTATTTAATGTAACTACAAATGGTGACAAATTAACTTTATCGGCTAGAGAATTGCATAAAGAGTTAAATATTGCAGGAAGATTCTCTAGATGGTTTGAGCAAATGTCGGAATACGGATTTGAAGAAAATGTAGATTATACCAGCGTACAAAATTGTACGGAGGTTCAAAACAATGGTGGCATTCAAGTTAGAGAATTACAAGATTATCAAATCACACTTGATATGGCAAAAGAAATTGCAATGCTCCAACGCAATGAAAAAGGGAAACAAATCCGTAAAAAGCTAATCGAATTAGAAAAGGCTTGGAACAGTCCTGAAAAAGTTATGGCTCGTGCACTAGACATTGCACATAAAACAATTGCTAATCTTCAAATTGAAAACGAAGAAATGAAGCCTAAAGCATTCTTCGCAGATGCAGTTAAAGCTAGTGATTCTTCAATTCTGATTGGTGACTTAGCTAAATTAATCAAGCAGAATGGCACAGACATTGGTCAAAAAAGATTATTTGAAAGAATGCGAAATGATGGATTCTTGATGAAAAAGGGTGCTTCAAAGAATATGCCGACTCAAAAGGCTATGGAAAAAGGATTATTTGAAGTCAAAGAGCGAGTTGTCAGTAATCCTGATGGTTCTACAAGAATCACAAGGACTACAAAAGTGACAGGCGAAGGACAAGTATTTTTTATCAATTTTTATTGCAAAAAGAAAAGCACAAAATTCGATTTAGAACCATTATTCTAAGCTCTTAAAAAAGGAGGTGTTCAAATGAATGAATTACAATTATTTAATTTTGAAGAAAATGAAGTGAGAACCTTATTAATTAATGGAGAGCCTTATTTCATCGGAAAAGATGTAGCACAGATTTTAGGATATTCAAATCCAAGAGATGCATTATCAAAACATGTTGATGATGAAGATAAGGGAGTAGCAAAATGCGACACCCTTGGAGGAAAGCAAGATTTAACAGTCATTAATGAATCAGGTGTATACGCATTAGTATTTGGGTCAAAACTTCCAAACGCTAAAAAATTTAAGCACTGGGTAACAAGCGAAGTGCTTCCAACACTTAGAAAAACAGGTGGCTACACAATGCCGAAAACATATCTCGAAGCATTAAAAGCCTTTACTGCAGAGGTTGAGAAAAATGAAATGTTATCACTTGAAAATAAAATTCAGACACAACAAATCAATGAATTAAAGCCTAAAGCAGATTACACGGACAAAATCTTAAAGACAACCGATTTAATGACAATTACGCAAATTGCGAAAGATTATGGTATGTCGGCAAAGCAATTTAACGCAATGCTACATGATTATAAAGTTCAATTTAAACAAAATGGACAATGGCTATTGTATTCAAAGCACCAAAGCAAAGGCTATACATCATCTGAAACAGTTGAATTTGACAGACCAGACGGAACTGTTGGAGTTCGTCTAAATACAAAGTGGACTCAAAAAGGTAGATTGTTCTTGTATGGACTGTTAAAAAAACATGATGTTGTGCCAACGATTGAAAGATTGTTCTAAATAAAATCGACAGTTGATGTAGTACCATCAACTCTATCTCACAACTGCAAGTAGGCTAGACCGAAAGTTCATGAAGTTCAGAATCTCGATTTAACGCTCCGATTCCATTGTTAAAAAAATATTGCTTCACACAAAAACGAGCGTAGTCAAAAAAAATGTTCTATATCAAAAAAAACTCAAATCGAATCTGAATGAATTGGAATACAGTTGATAAATCTCTTAACTCCTAAAATATCTTTTTTTGCACGAGGTAGGGTTGATGGTGCTACATCAGAAAGACTCCTGGTGTAGCGATTGAAGTGTCATTACATAGATTGGAGGTATACAAGTTCAAGTGTTTATTTGATTCAAAAAAAATACATGACTATGTAATAACCCCTTAAATTATCGTTCGGAAGAAAATAAGCACTCAAAAAAATGCACATTTGATTTGTATAAGCTTTATTCAATATTTAATCTTCAAAACTTAATAAATAGAAAGTAGAGCAATGTACAAACACTTATCAAATAAATGACAGACATAGTAACTAATTTGCAGAATATATAACTTCGCTTAAATGAATGTGCATTTAATGATGCTTCAATGACTGCATCAGGAAAAAAGAAAGGATGAATTAAACTATGCCAGTTTCAACAAACTCAACAAAAAAAGCTAGTTCAAGTTCTAGATCAAGAACGAAACAAGCCGAAATTGTTATGGAACAACAATTAGATGTAGCAGAATTTGCTAACAATTCACATCACACAGAATACACTCAGATGATGCATCGTTACGCAGAATTAGATAAACGTGAAAAATGCTTGAAAACTAAAAATCGAGCATTGAATGTGATGTTATTTATCTCTGTTATATTGATGATTGGATGCATTATCGGCACTGCAGTAATATACGATGCAGTTAAATACATCGGCTAAAGGAGGTGGTGCTATATGAGAGCGATAGAACCTATGCTAAGTAATGAATACGATGCGGATGTTGAACATAAATTGCAGATATTAACTAAACAAGCTTACATATCACAAATTGATGCAGCACGTGTAATTGGATGTGCTAGTTCAACAGTAGCTAAAGTTTTCAAAAACTTAGGCATTGAAAAGAATGAATTTGGTTATCCAACTGCTAAGGTCATTAGAGTTTTAGAACTTCAACCTTATATTGATAACTTGATTCGTTTAAGAAAAGCAACAAAAAAAGTGACTCAAACCTGCAAGTAAAAGTCACACAGTGATGAGATAAATCACTACTTATATTTTAAATTAAATTCTCGAATCTTACAACCTAGGTATCGCACATTAAATCACGATACATACGAATTAGGCATTGTATTTGATTCATGATTATTTTCTCCAATTTAATACCAAATTTAAACAGCTTTCTTGTCGTGTGGTATCTAGGTTGTAGGGTTCGAGTAGAAAGGAATAAATGTATGGTAGAGAAGCATACACATGATGATTCTGAAAATTTAACTATTTTTAGGGTCAACGTAGTTCATACAAAATACGCATTAAGAGTTGAACCAGAAGGAATGTTCGATAAAAGCAAAACTGCAAGAGCGTTGATGATGAGTGAATTCGATTTAGATAAAGCGCTAGATAATGCAGCAAATGCGTTTGAGACTGTTTTAAAAGAAGAAATCATAAGAAGAATGAGAGGGCCATCGAATGACTGATTACTATGATTTGTATTGTGTAGCAAATGAGCTTCAACGAGTAGCAGATAAATTAAGGAAGTCAGGACAATTCAAAGAAGAAGCTAACATCATTCAATGCAATGTGGATTGGTTAGACCAGGAATGTCTAAATCATGGAATTTGTCCGTTATGTGGTGGTGATTTATATGTTATCGAAAAGAATCATGAAGATTGTGGATTTGAAGTTTATCGAAAATGTTCGTTATGTGGAGAGGAATTTGTATGATCGTTGAGTTTTATGTTTTTGGATATGAAACAGTTCAAACGTGTGATGGATTTAAATGTGTAGCTAAATTAAGCATACGCACAGATGAAGGATTCAAATTTATCAATCATGCGTTGATTGAATTGGATGAAATTAAAGCCTTCTTTGAGTCAATTGATGTAACTCCGTTTGAGTTCAATCAAATGCCTGGAAAAGAAGGAAAATGTGTAGTTGAAAAAGAATATGATAGTTACTTTATCAAAGAATGGTTAGAAAAAGGAGTGAATTAATATGAACTTATTTGAAATTAACAAAGCTATTTCAGATGTTATTGAAAAAGGCTTTTACGAAGATGAAGAAACAGGAGAAATCTTGTTTGAAGTTGATGATTTAGATGATCTAAAAATCGCTTTTGATGAAAAGATTGATGGTATTTCAGGATATATCAAAAATCTTGATTCATTAAACGATGGAATTAAAAAAGAAATTGATAATTTGAGCAAACGCAAAAAAGAAAATGAGAAGAAAATCAAATCGTTAAAAGATTACTTACTAACCATGCTTGATATTGAAGGAATCAAAAAATATGAAACAGTTAAAAATAAATTATCAACAAGAAAATCTAAATCGGTAAATATTTTGAATGAAGATTTGATTTCTAACGATTTCAAAAAACGTAAAGAAACATGGTCGATTGATAAAGTCGCTATTAAAGCAGCCATTGCAAATGGTAATACGGTTGATGGCGCAGAACTAGTTGAGAATACTAGTTTAACTTTGAAGTAGGAGGATTAAATCATGGGGCAAATTTGTTTAATTTTAGGTCCGAGCGGTACAGGAAAATCTGCATCGCTTAGAAATTTAAAAAAAGAGGAATGTTTAGTTTTCAACACGGCAAATAAATTAATGCCGTTTAAGTCTGAATTAACTTGTATCAATTTAAGAGACCAAAACAGTAGTACAAGATATGAATCTATCAAATCATACATTCAAACGTTATCTGTAAATGATAAACGCTGCAAGATGTACGTGGTAGATGATGCTCAATTCTTAATGGCTTTCGAATTGATGAGTCGAGCAAATGAAAAAGGCTATGACAAGTTCACTGAAATTGCTCGACATTGGTCTGACTTGATGGAATATATCAGTGGATATACTCCTGATGATGTGATCGTGTATTTCTTAATGCACAACGAATACGACAACACCAACGGAACATACAAAGCCAAAACAGTCGGCAAGATGGTTGAGCAGTATATGTCGCCTGAGTCTCTAGCGACTATCGTATTAGGCACAAAATGTACGGAAGGCAAATATACATTCACAACTCATAACAGTGGCTCAGACACGTGCAAAAGCCCTATTGGAATGTTTAAAGATGATGAAATTGACAACGATTTAAAGCTAGTTGATTCAACGATTCGTGATTATTACGGATTCGAAAAATTAGACAAAAAGGTTTCAAAATAAGGAGGAATTTTTAAATGAAGAAAATTGAAAACTTTGAAGAAATTAAAGCAAGCGGTGAGTTTGACTCACTTAAACCAGGAGGATACATCGGCGTTCTTTATAAAGCAGAAGATGAATCAGAAAAGGAATATTTGAAAGTATTTTTCGATATTGCAGAAGGTGAATTTGCAGGTTATTACAAAAATTTATACAGTCAATTCAATTTCTGGGGTGGAACATTTTTCCGCTCGTACAAAGAAAAGGCCTTATCAATGTTTAAAGGCTTTATCAAAGCAGTTGAAGAATCAAATCCTGGTTATGTTTGGAACTGGGATGAATCAACTTTAAAAGGAAAGAAAGTCGGTTTAATCCTTCAAGAAGAAGAATTTGTGCCAACTGGTGGTGCTCATGCAGGTGAATTGCGTACACGTTTAATTGTTCAAAAAGTTGTTAATGTTGAAACAATTAAAAGCGGAAACTTCAAAGTTCCTGAATTGAAGAAGTTGGATAAATATACTGGTCCAACAGTTAAGGCTCAAGCAAATGATGTAAAGCCTATGAACATTTCCGATGATTCACTTCCTTTTTAATAAATGAATGCAATATATTGCGACACAAGAGAAAAGCCACAAGCTATTGAATCGTTAAGCGAACAGATAAAAAAGAAAGGATATGAGTTGGTACGCACTAAGCTATACGTTGGTGATTATCAACTCTTATCCAATCCGTATTTAGTTGTCGATAGAAAACAAAATCTTCAAGAAATCATTGGAAATGTTACACACGATCATAAACGATTCAAAGCAGAATTAGAGCGAGCACAAGAGTTAGGTATACACGTGATTGTATTGATTGAACACTCACCAGCGATTAAATGTATTGATGATATTCGATATTGGCATAATCCAAGATTGAAAACATCACCTAAAGCAACTACTGGTGAGCAGTTGATTAAGATACTTAATACAATGCAAATGGTATATGATGTTGAATTTCAATTTTGTGCTAAGAATCAAACTGGAAATAAAATTGTTGAAATATTAGAGAAAGGAGCAGTTGAACATGGAAAAGCGAGCGAAATCTAGCGAGTTGATTAAGTCCAAAATCAACTGCTTTGATTTATTAAATGAATTTAATATTGAAACACAACGATGTAGTGGTGAGGATTCATACAGATGTAAGTCATTCACTCATGACGGAACAAATCCAACGTCATGCCAAGTTTGGCAAGATTCCTGGTATTGTCATAGCTCAAAAAAAGGTGGGGATGTCATCTCGATGTACGCTTATCTAAAATACAACGGTGACAATTCCAAAGCTTTCAGTGATTTATTGTATCGTTTAAACATTGGTGATGATGATTACAGAAAAGAAGAGATTGATAACTACAAGACCGATATGGAACGCTTGCGATTAAATGTTGAGCAGTATCACAGAAACTTAAAGCCTGAACATATTGCGTATTTTAAAAGCAGAAAAATCGAAGAAGAATTTATTGATGCTTACAAGTGTGGATACGATCCTTATTCAGACCGAATAATCATACCAGTGTGGAAAGATGGCCAACCAATTTATTGGTGTGCTCGTGCTTTTGATTCATCTAAAATTTCAAAAGACTATCCGAAATACAAAAAGCCTACAATTGGCTTTAGTTCATATCGTGAGAATGAACTATACGGATACGATACCTTAGATAGAGGTAACGACGATTTATGGATAGCCGAAGGAGTATTTGATTTTGCATCACTTTGGCAAGATGGTGAATCAGTATTGTGCAATGCTACAGGAATGAGTAATAAACACATCCAAACAGTAATGCAAGTTGCGAAAGACTTTAAACGATTGGTTTTGTGTTTTGATAATGATTCAAGTGGTACTAAATTTACGCAAAGAATGTTTAAGTCATGTTTTGAAAACAACATTCAGTTTATCGCAGTAACGATTCCTGATAAATGGAAAGGAAAACCAATCAAAGATATATCAGATGCATACTGTGTTGATTTGCTACCTGAAACATTAATCGAAAAATATTCGTGTGATGGTGTCTATAAATATTTAGATCAATTCGATGGATATGATGAGTTGCATGAATATTTAAGACCATTGACTCCATATTTAAATAGAGCAATGAAAAAGAAAGTTGCTGCATACATTGATGCTAAAGATACATTTGATTCAGATGACCGAAAGGAATTAAAAAAGGTCCTTACTCGAGCTAAAACTCAAAATGAAATTGCAAGAGATTTTGTTCGAGACAGAGAACATCCACTTTGGTATTCAGAATCATTAGGTTTATTTGATTACACTGGAACGTATTGGAAGCAGACAAATGATTATTTAATCAGGAAAGAGTTTGAGAATTATCACGATACGCGCAATTCAGAAGAAAAGGCCATTGTTGATAAGATAAAAGTTCAAGCAGTTGATTTATCAAGACCTGAACCGAATATGATTGAGTGTTTTAACGTTAATAACGGAACAATTTATTTTGATAAAGATAATAAGGAAAAACCTTATTACTTTGTAAATAAACACAGCCAAAAAGATTATTGTACGTATTGCCAACCATACGATTACAATCCAAAAGCCGACAATACTGTATTAACGCAATTCATGCATACATTGTTTAAGAATCATCCAAGAGGTGAGCAGAACATGATTAAACGTATCCAGGAACATTTCGGAGCAGTGTTTTTTGTCGATAACATCGAAGGAAAGAACATCATGTTTGTTGGTGAAGGTTCAAATGGTAAATCTAAATTAAATGATTTAGTTGCTGCTATGCTAGGCCCAAATTTATGGTGTGCAATATCGGTTCAGTCCTTATCGAAAGAATTTAGATTACAGACATTAATCGGAAAATGGGCAAACTTCTTTCACGATCCAAAGCCTGATACATATGAATCTGAAGATTTGATGAAACAAATGGCTACAAATGATTCAATGACTACTAACGTCAAAAATAAAGAACCGGTAACATTCAAGCCAAGAGCTTGTGTATTTATTGATGCTAACTCGCCTTTTCATCCAAAGGACAAATCAGAAGGATGGTCAAGACGATTTGTTGATACAACTTATAAGTTATACAACACATTCACAATGGATGAGGACAAAGTCGATAATGAACACGTATTCTTAGCAGATGTGCAAATTATGGAAAAGGTCTGTACAAACGAAGGACTATCCGCGTTATTAAACTTTGCGTTGGAAGGATATGCGAGTTTGGTTAACAATGACAAGAAGTATACACCTATTCCAATTGATGCTGAATTTAACAAAGAGTTATTAAGTGCAGGCAATCATCTATTTGCATTTGTATGTCAATTTGATTTTTATTCAAAAAATCGAGATGGCGAAGTTACAGCTGATGAATTGTATTTGGATTACCAAGAATGGTATCGAGAGCAGAGCTATCTTGAGAAATTTATATACTCAAAGGACCGATTCTGTAAGAGTGTTGGTCGTGAGTTTAGTAGGGCTAACCGAAAAGTTGAATTTAGAAGAGACTCGACAAAACGATATTTTGTTGATTTGGAGTCAAAAAAAGAGAATTTATGACGGGTATGACACCTTTTTAATAAGTTTATATATAAATTAAATAAAAAAAATAAATATATATATATATAAAAGAAGTTAGAACTACAAAAAAGGTGTCACAGATTATGAAAAGGAGAACAGAATGGAAAATTTTAAAGAGAAAAACATAATGATTAAAATTTGTCCTGACTTAACTTCAAAAGAAGAAGTTGTGCCAATGGTGGTTGGCAGAGGAACATTTACAAGACCAGTACTCCATAAATGCTTACAAAATCAATGCGTAGCGTATAAGTTTGGAAAATGTTTTAAATATGATAACAACACGGAATATTGTTTAGAAAAAGTTGATACAAAAAAAGGAGCATAAAAATGGACCCAAAACAAAAAGCAACTGAAAATATAAGACTTTATCTAGATAAAAGAGTCAAAAAGAACGAACTCAAGCTATTGGAATATAGAGATAGAGAAAAAGTGTACGGTTTGCGTTATGAAAGCAAAAAAGATGTGATTCGTGCGGAGAATGAATTTATTGATAACTTTTTACGAGGTGATGCAGTAACTCAATTTAATGATGATAGGTTAGAGAAACTTAAATATAAAGTTAATAGACTATTAGGCGAATTGGATGAGTTACAAGCGTATAGAATGGTTGAACGTCGTTTTATTGAAATTGCAATTCAGAAAAGTGGAATTCTTGATGAGGTGAAAGCATGAATTTACAAACAGTATTTATTAATTGTTTATATCTGTTAGGCATAACATTCATTGTATTAGTAGTTGTGTACACGATACTTTATACAATTATAAATCTTAAAAGTTAAAAGCGAAATTCAAAGCCACAGAGAAAGAGGTAATAAAAATGAGTAAATGCAGTAGATGCAAATATGAATATTTATCAAAATGCGAAGATCCTTGTAAATCTTGTAGAGAAAGATTTGGCGAATGTACTCCAAACTATATGATGCATGAAGATAAATTTGAGCCAAAAGAAAGAGCAGTAATTGAACATGATGGATGTAATGAATGTTTATATGAGCATTTATCAGAATTCCAAGAGCCTTGCTTAAATTGTAAACACAGATTTCCACAAAGTAATACATTTTATTCAATATCAAAGGATTACTTCAAGCCAAAAGAAGAAAAAGGACATTCTTCAAATTGTACAATATCTAGTAAAGAATGCAATAAAACAGTTACGAATGGAAATTACGGATTTGAAAAAAATTCAAATGATGAAATCGACATGGTCAATCATCCACCACATTATCAACATGGAATTGAACCTATCGAATTTATTGAATCGCATAACCTTAATTTTAATTTAGGTAGTGCGGTCAAATACATTGCACGAGCACCTTACAAAGGCAACGAATTAGAGGACCTGAAGAAAGCCAAATGGTTTCTAGAAAGAGAGATTAAAAGACATGAAAATAACTGATATTGAATTAATTAAAGAAATGCTAGTTATGCAAGAAAGATTAAATGATGCAATCATGAAAGAGTATCATCTAACAGAAATCACCACAGAACAAATTAATATGGCTACTTTGGATGAAATAGGAGAATTAAACCATGAGTTAAAAGCTAACTGGTGTTGGTGGAAGAAAAGCCAAGCTCCTGTTGATAGAAAAAAAGTGCTAGAAGAATTAGTTGATATTTGGCATTTTGTATTGATTCATGTAAATGTGAATTTAAAAGGAACTAGATATTTTGATCATTATACATTAGATGAAATTAACAGGATATTAAATACATATCGCGTGCTTATTGAATCGGATGGATTATCGTTAGCATTAGGCAATTTATTAATGAGTCCGAAAGGAAGAATTCTTCAATTAATCGCAATAAGTGAATACATTGGATTCAACATCCAACAAATTTACGAAGCTTACTGCGATAAAAACAAAGTGAATTATCAAAGATTGAAAGAAGGCTATTAAGATGTGGATTAGAAGTCAAGACGATAGATTATTAATTGATGCAGATAAAATTTATGTCGGCGGTACGGATGCCCCTAAATATCAAATGGGTGATTTTAAATACCGAATATACAACATCGGAGAAAGTTGTAACTATTTTTTAGGTAATTATTCGAGCAAAGAAAAGGCTATGAGAGTGTTGGATGAAATTGAGAATCAGTTGAATGAATTTGATTTAGAAGGAACAGTGGTGTATCAAATGCCACAAGATGAGGATGTGAAAGTATGAAACTAATAGAATTACTTCCATTGATTGAATGTTCTACAGTAAACGTTTATGAGAAAAGAAGATATGGACCACCTAGATTTATCGTATTGATTAATCCCAAAAAGAATAAAGGATGTATTTCAGATGATTTATTAGATAGGGATATTCGTTCAATATCAATAAGTTATAGGGATGGATTTAACATTTGCGTTTGCAATAAGAAAGACGATGAAGAATTAGTTAAAAAAGCTGCTTCAATTGGATTGATTGAAGATGTTAATAATGACGATTCAAATGAGGATATTGAAGTATGACATTTGAAGAATTTAAAAAAATCAATAAAAAATACAATTTTTCAACGATGTTCAATGACAAGTTGAAAGCTATGTCAAAAGAAGATTACGAAAAGTTTGTAAAGCATTCAATTGAAGTGTATGAAGATATCTTCAATGATGATTCAAATGAGGAGGATGATTTTTAATGGAAGCGTTTGTTCAAATGCCACTAGAAACATATGATACGTTAAAACGTAATAACGAGTATTTAAAAAGAAGGCTAAAAGATGTACAAGAATCACATGATAAAGATGATGCACGAGCCGAAAAAGAAATAAATAATTTGGTCGAAAAAATAGAGCAGTATAAGAAATACATTCTAGAATATCGGTGTAAATGGTTAGATGTTGATAACTATTCACTAGAGCACTATTTGGATATAGATTCATGGGATTATGGGGTGAATTATAAAGATGACTTATTAAATCTAGGGTTCACAAGAAAAGAAATGGATGAATTTATAGCCGATAAATATGAGGAATATGTAAAAGATAAAGAGGAAGATACAGATGATTGAAGAAAGAATTAATGAGTTAATTGATACATACAAAGACAAAATAGATAAATGTAGAAAAGATAGAGAATGTTATAAATTCGCTTTAACTGCAGAAGTTAACGGAAATCCAAGTGTTTTAATTGAAACATATGCTGGATGTATTGCGTGTTGTGATAATGAAATAGAAATGTATGAATCATTTATTGAATCGCTAGAATATGCAAAGACAGGAGAAAGCAAATGTTAAACACAAATATTAATCAAAATCAAAAATTTGAATTTCATTCGGTCAGTGGTTTGATGTGTAAATCACATCCGAAATCTATTATTTGTAAAACAAAAGAAAATCCTTATTTGTTAGATATGAATAATCCAAGGAAATACAATGAAGCGTATTATGGCTTGAAAGAAAATGAAGTAGTTGTTTTACAGGTTATGATTTTGGAAAAAGGATTTTTAGTTGAATATGTTCCAAAGAGTGTGTATGAGGAGGTTTTAAATGATTAATTTAAAAAACGGATACGTAATTACATCTGATGGAAAAAGCTACACCTTGTCTTAATATGTACTTCAGGAAAGCAAAGATGGGAATGTAGCGGAAGTCAAGAAATCTGTTTCTTTTCACTCAACTTTAGAGAGTGCGTTACAAGGCTATTCAAACTGTAGAATGGCGGATTTAGTTAGTGACTATGATATGGATTTAAAGTTCGTTAAAGAAGCTATTGACGATTTAAAAAAGGAGATAAAGGCATATGAATAACAAGCATGAGAAACAATGGGAAGAATTAAGAAAAAAGAATCCAAAATTAGCAGTGGAGTATTCAAGAATTTACATCACTATGGATAAAGCTCAAAAGCATTTTAATAATTTTAAAAAAGAATGTAACGATTGGCTAGATAATATTTATAAGAATGGAGTGAAAGAAAATGAACGCTAAAGAAATGTTTGAATCGTTAGGCTATAAATATAGTAAAGACCATGACGACAATGAAATGATTGAATATTACAAATTTGATGGTACAACAATTGATTTTTGGATAAGAGAACGTGAATTTATTGCTTTAGAATATGGTGAAGACCCTAAAAGTATTACTGTTGATGAATTTAAAGCCATTCAACAACAATTAAAGGAATTAGGCTTGTTAGAAGAAGAAAAAAAGACTGAGACGAATTTGGAACATTATTTTGAATACTTGTCAAAACTAAACATGAGTGATTTTGCTCTAATTGACGGAAGAGTTGCGCAGTGCTTGGGCACAAGCTGTGGTAAATGTGACTTTAATGGTGATTGTGTCGAAAGAAAATTTAAATGGTTAAAGCAGCCATACAAAAAGCCGATATACAAATTGAGTCGGTTTGAATATGATTTATTGCGTACAAACAACTTGAGCCATGATAAAAAGCTAAAAGACTTTGCTACATATGAAAATCTTAGAGAAATTGGATATTTCAAAGATATTGATTTTGATTTAACAATTGATGAAATTTTAGACAATTGTGAGGTAATCGATAATGCGTAAAGCTAAGTTATTGTATTTGATTGATAGATACGAAGAATTATTAGTTAATCATGTTACAGGTAAGTGCAAAAGAGATTACATCGGTAAAGTTGGTAATGTGTTTAGCAGAACAAGTTTAGCAGCAATGGAAGGCTGCACAAGATATTTATATAACATTGAATTCGATGACGGCGCTAGGTTTTGTGTTGATAGAGAACAAATTGAATTTGTGGAGGATTGAGAATGAAGTTATATCTACTGTATGAAGATGCATACGAAGAAGAGTATGGATGTGAATTACATGCATACGGAATATTCACGTCAAAAGCGAATGCAGAAAAAATGAAAGAAACGTTATTGAAGAAAGCTAGCGATCCTTGGAGAAAAAGATTCACAATGATGATTGAAGAGTTTGAATCTGATAAATATACAGACAACTATTTAGGAGGATATATTGAATGATGTGTTTGTTGATTGGCTTATTTATCGGAAGTGTAATTAGTTTGATTCTGTATTCGACAATTACAGGAGAGCGAATTAATAATCTTGAATATCAGAACGAAGTGTTAATGAATTAACTTGAACAAAAGAAAAAGGACTTGCGAACATATAAATGTATGTATGCTAGTTCTTACGATGGATTTGAGGAGACTAAATAAATGGAAATAGGAATTGAAGATATGATTAGAATAATCCTTTGCGTTTCGTTTATTGTTTTGTGTTTTGCAAGTATATTGCTTATGTTAATTGGATATTATCATGAGCGTAAAGCGACAAAGAGATTTGAGAAGTTGCGTGAAAAAGGAGAATAGCTGATGAGCGGTGGAAGTTACAACTATATGTATTGCAGAATCGAAGATGAATATGTTGGCAGAATGTTTGATTCGCAATTAGATAATATGATGAAAGATTTAGTTGATGTGCTGCATGATTTAGAATGGTGGCGCTCAGCTGATAGTGATGAAAAGAGATATAGAGAATCAGTTAATAAATTCAAAAAGAAATGGTTTAAACAAAGAAAGATTGATGTGCAAAAACAAATTGAATCAGAGTTTGAACGAACTAAAAATGAATTGTTGAAAGAGTTTGAATATTTAAAGGATGATGGACAATGAGCATAACTGAATATGATATTCACGATGAATTAATTCAAAAGGAGTGTATTAGATTACATACTCATATCAGATATAGAATTTTACAAGAAAAAGATTTCTTCGAGCTAAACAAAGCAGTCTTAAAAATTACCGAATACATCGTCAAACTTGAACGTGAGAATTTAGGTTTAAAAGAATATAAGAAACACCAGGAAAGAGCTAACGAAAGAAGATACCATACTGGTTATGAATCTTGGCATCGTGGCTCAGTGATTGTAAACGAAAATAAAAAGAAAAGGAAGTGATTAAGTGTATATTGATCCTAAAATGGTATCGAGTGCAGCACAATCTAAAAAAGAGATTGATGAGCTAGCTGCTCTTTGTTATCAACACAAATTAACAAAGCAAGATTTATTTTTAGCCGAGCAAATTAACAAAAGAAATATGAAAAAAGAAGTTCAATATCTTTTAGATCATAAGCTTTCAATCTATGAATTAGAATGTGCATACAGAGCGAAAGGATATTTAGGTTAATGATATCAAACGAAGATGCATCGTATGTAATCAGGCAGATACGCAATATTGATTGGTATATTGCTCGTATCACTGAGCTTGAGGTTAAGTTAAATAAAGTATCTGACCAACTTACAAATGAATCGCATGATTACAAAAGTCCGTTGAATTGGCAACGAATAACAATCAAAGTTAAAGATGAAGAAGGTAAGTTTATTGATGAAGATGCACGATACAAATCACCAGGTACTAAGTATCCAGTAAACTCAAAAGGAATCATGTTCGATTATGAAGATGAATTGATTCAAGAGTTACAAGTGATGCGATATAGTCTATGTAAAGCAATGTCTTATCTTGAATTGCTTAAACAAAATGATGAAGTACAATTTATTTTGGATTACTTTGACAATAAATCATACGAATCATTGAAGATGCAATATCATATATCCAACGTGAATCGACACATGAAATCATTAGTTAAACAACAAATCAAACAAATATAAAATAAAAAGCGTACTAAAGTACCCTTTAATCTTTGATATAATGGATACGTAAGAATTTAGTTCTTACAAAATATGCGACTTAGGGGTGTGAAATAATCACCCCTTTTATTGTCACATAGAGTCTCTTTTAAGTTTTCCTTTCGCTCATGTGCCTAGAATCATAGGTGCATGATTGAGAGGAATACATATGACAGACTCAGAATGGATTGAATATTTATATCAACACAAGGATTTAAATGATTGGGATGTAGCTTGCAAGAGGTTCTATAACTCATCTACTTGGAGACATAAACGTGCTGAAGTATTACACTTGGACCACGATGAATGTCAACTATGTAAACAACATGGAATCATAACTAAACCTCAAACAGTTCATCACATCATTCACTTACGTGACAATCCAAGCTTAGCTTTATCAATCTACAACAACAACAACGATCGTCAATTGATTAGCTTATGCAATGATTGTCACAACAAAGTTCATCCTGAAAAGAATATAAAATTCAAATCAAAAAGCGAAAAGGAAAAGGATTTAATCACAGAAGAACGATGGTGATTCATTGATTGAACATTCAGCTTCAATCATTTTATGAATAAAAATTATTTTTTTCATAATACCCCCGGGTCAAAAATTTGGTTTAAGATTTGAGTCCCCTCAGAGCGGGGGCGAGCGAATCCTGTCGAGAAATTCTTCTGATTCATGTAAAAAAATGGAAATCAAGGTGGTGATTAAGAAATGAAAAAAGAGAATAAGTCTATTGATCTAAAAAAAAGTTTAGATAATTTCAAAAAAGATGCGGAACGACAAGGATATGTTGATAATTTCTTATTTGCAAGTACTTTGAAAAGGTTGGAGACACAGATTGATATTCTGACAAGCTTGGAAAAGAAAATTGAAGAAGATGGTGTTGTTTGTACGAAGGAATATGTTAAAGGCAGAGAGAATATGTATGTGAGTCCTGCTGTAACTACGTACAATAAGACTTGCCAGCAAGCGAATAACACAACTCAAGCACTGATTAAAGTGATTGTATCGTTGGGCGGTGCTTTACACGAAGAAGATGAAGATGATGAGCTATGAGTTCATTGCCAATATTCTGTAAAGAATATTTTGATTTAATGGATGCAAATAAAGATGAGTTTTGCGTTGAGCAATGGCAGCTACGCTCGATGGTCGAGAAGGCCTTTCAGGATGAAAGGTTGATTGTCGATTTAGAACTTTATGAGCATTATATTGGATTAGGTAAGTATTTAGGCTTTGGTCGAGGATATGAATGGGAAAGATATTGCATAGGATGTTATTTGTGTACATTCAAAGAAGAGGACGGACTTCCAAGATGGGATGACGGCCTTTTTTTTATGGGACGAGGAGCAGGGAAAGACGGATTAATATCCTGGATGAGTTTATGTTTAATTAGTCCATACAATCCAATCGAGAATTACGATGTTGATATTTGTGCTTATAATGAAGACCAAGCTTTGAGACCAGTACTTGATATTCATGATGCGTTAGAGAAAGAACCGAAGAAATTTAAGAAATTCTTTAAATGGACTCAAGAAAAAATCAGAGGTATCAAGAATAAAGGATACATCAAAGGCCACACCAACAACGCAAAAGGTAAAGATGGTTTACGAAGTGGTGCAGTGTTCTTAAATGAGATTCACACTTACGAAAACTATGACAATATCAACGTGTTCACTACTGGTTTAGGAAAGAAACCGCATCCACGTACTGGATATTTCACAACGAATGGCGATGTTCCTGATGGGCCTTTGGACAATATGCTAGATGATGCGAAAGATGTTTTGAAAAATGGTCATAATGACAATGGTCACTTTTATTTTATTTGCCGTTTAAATAGTAAAGACGAAGTACACGATGAATTGAATTGGCGCAAAGCTAATCCATCATTGAGATATAAACCATCATTATTAATTGAGATGCGTAAGGAATACAACAAGTGGTTGAAAGCTCCACAAACTTTAGCAGCGTTTATGACTAAGCGAATGAATATCAGACAAACTAAGGAATCAATGCCAGTAGCTTCTTGGGAAGATATCAAAGCTACTAACAAAGAATTGATTGATCTAAAAGGTTGGTCATGTGTTTGTGGTATCGACTTCTCAAAGACAAATGACTGGATGGCAGTGAATCTACATTTTAAGCAAGATGAAATTCGATACGATATAAATCACGCTTGGATATGTATGCAATCGACTGAATTGTGGAGATTGAAATGTCCTTATAAGGAATGGGCAAATGAAGGTTATGTTACGTTGGTTGATGAACCGGAAATATCACCTAAATTGGTATCTGAATATCTTAGTCAAATGATGAATGATTACGCCATTGAAGGTGTTGCGATGGATAGCTACAGATTTGAGATATTGAAAGATGAGTTGAATAAGCTTGGCTTTAGCTATGAAAACAAGAATATTAAGCTTGTTAGAAATTCGGACATCATGAAAGTTATACCTATTATTAATAGGTGCTTTTTAAATCACTTTTTCGTATGGGGTGAACAACCTTGTTTGAGGTGGGCAACTAATAACGCAAAATTAGTTCCTGCTAAAAAATCAATGATGGCCAAAGATGGTGAGTTGGATATGGGTAATTATTTAATTGGAAAAATTGAACCAAAAGCAAGAAAGACAGACCCTTTCATGGCATTGGTTGCAAGTATGACAATTGAAGATATGTTACCACAGGCAATAGGAAGTATTCCTTTTGATATTGGAGTACTTACTTTTTAAATAAAAAGGAAGGAGTGAAAGTATGGGGTTTTTAAAAAAAATATTTGGATTCGGTAAAGATTTTGTAGACGAAAAAGATATGTGGATTAAATCCGCAACGATTACGACAGAACAAGAACAGTTAGCATCTTTAACCGCTCGTCAATTGGCCTTTGAGATTTGTGTACAACGAATCGCAAAAGCAATCTCAAAATGTGAGTTCAGAACATACGAAAAGAAAAAAGAAAAGAAAAATAGCTTTTATTATTTATTGAATGTTAAACCAAATTACAATCAATCGAGTACTGAATTTTGGAATGAGTTTATTCATAAGCTTTATTACGATGATGAAGTATTAGTTGTGCAAAGAGCAGATAAATTGTTTATTGCAGATTCGTTTACTGTTGACGATAAAATCGTATTCGGTGAGCACGTGTTTAAAGATATTCATATCGGTGATATCACGTTGAATAGTGATTACAAACAATCAAGAGTTATGCATTTTAAATTAGGCAATGAGAAGATAAAGGAATATTTAGATGGTACTTTAGCGTTGCAAACTTCTTTGATCCAAACCGCATTGAGTTCATATAAACGTGCAAATGGATTTAAGATGAAAGTTCACATCGGACGTATGCAAGCCAATAAAGATTTGGAAGATAAAATTAATGATTTGTTAAACAATCAAGTTAAAACTTTTATGAAAGCAGATAACGCGCTGTTACCTGAATATGAGGGATTAACTTTTGAAGAGTTTGGAACTGAAAAGAAAAATGTTGTTACAACGAGAGATATTAAAGCCTTATTAGATGATACATTAGAGTTCACTTGTAAGGCTTTTTTAATTCCAGTGAATATTTGTAATGGAGATGTAGCAGATACATCAAAAGCAGTGGATGACTTCCTAACATTCTGTTTAGATTCAATCGTTAAATTGATTCAAGATGAAATCAACGGAAAGCATTACACAGAAGATGAGTACTTAAAAGGTACTTACATGAAAATCAACACTCAAGCAATCAAACATATTGATGCTTTAGATATGGCTAACTCAGTCGACAAATTAATTAGTAGTGGTGTCTATTCAATCAATAACATCTTGCGAATTTTAGGTGAAGAAGAAATTGATGAAAAATGGGCGAACGAGCATTACATCACGAAAAATTACAGTGGTATCGACTCAACTAGTCAATCAATGAGTGAGAAAGGAGGAAAGACAAATGCCGAAGATGAAAGTAATGCAAATGAGAATGCAAATCAATGATGCTAAACCGAATGAAGCGGACCTTGAGTTATATGATGAAATCGGTGAGTCAACTGACTGGTGGACTGGTAAAACATCAGGTATTAGTGCCGAATCAATCACTCAGTTTTTAAAGGAAAATCAAGATGTAGATACAGTTAATTTACATATTAATTCAAATGGTGGATTGGTATTTGAAGGAATCACGATTCATAACATTTTGAAAGGTTCTGACAAAACTGTAAATGTAATCATTGATGGTTTAGCTGCATCAATTGCGAGTGTAATTGCGATGTGTGGTGACACTGTTAAGATGTATCCAACATCACAAATGATGATTCACAATTGTTGGACATATGGATGTGGTAATGCTAATGATTTTAGAAAGTTAGCCGACCAAATGGACAAGATTATGGATTCGTCAAGAATTGCATATTTAAGCAAAGCAAAAGACAAGCTTACAGAAGAAAAACTTAATGAGTTATTAGATAATGAAAGTTACCTAACCGCTCAAGAATGCTTTGACCTAGGATTATGCGATGAAATTATCGGTGTTGACACTTCTAAAAAAGAAGAAAGTAAAGTCGATAAAGAAAAGAAAGGAAAGGACGATGAGCCTTTTGAAAAATCACCAACTGTTGAACCTTTTAACAAGGAAAATGGTTGGTTTTTTTAATGCAAAAATTAGGAGGATAAATTAATGAAAACTAAAGAAGAACTATTAGAAACTTTAAAACAAGCCATTAACGACAAAAACTCAGATGGTTTGTTCGAAGCGTTGAGCAATTTAATTGAGAATCAAACAGATTCAAAAGCAGAACAGATTTTACAAGAAGCATTACGTGTAGATGATTCAAACATCTTAAAAGCACGTGGAGCTCGTCAGTTAACTTCTGTTGAAAAAGCATTCTATAACAAAGTTATTGATGCAATGCGTTCTGACAATTTTCGTCAGTCAATCGACAGCATCGACACTGTATTACCTGAAACAGTTATCGAAGATATTTTCTCAGAAATCGAAAATGAACATCCATTGTTATCTAAATTAGATATCCAAGTAGCATCTGCAAAAGTTAAATTATTGTTCGGTGTAGCAGGTGATAACAAAGCTACATGGGGTAAATTAACTGACAAGATCGTTACTGAAATTTCAGGTTCTTTTGAAGAAATGGATATTTACAAATTAAAGGTAAGTGCTTATGTTCCTATTCCTGAATCAATGTTAGATTTAGGACCAGTTTATTTAGATAGATTTGTTCGTACATTGTTATATGATGCATTATCAAATGGTATTGAAGATGCAGTGTTGAACAACTTGGTATCTGACCAAGGTCCTATCGGTATGATGGCCGATTTATCTAAAGGTACAACAAATAGTGGTAAAACAACTTACACTGCTAAGACTGCTAAAAAAGTTGTTAATTGGACACCAAAAGGATTGGCAGATGTAATCAAAGCCATGGCTAAAGGTCGTAATGGAAAAGCTCGTAAGGTTACTGGATTATTCATGGTAGTAAGTCCTGATGATTACTATGGATTAGTTAAACCAGCAATTTGTATTCAGACACCTGCAGGTGACTGGGTAGATAAATCACCATATCCAATCGACATCATCCAATCAGTGTATTGTCCAACTGGTAAAGCTATCATGGGTATTGATAAAAAATACATGATGGGTATCGGTACTGCTCAAGCAGGTAAATTAGAGACATCCGATGAGTTCGCATTCTTGGATGATAACAGAACATACAAGATTAAATTGTATGGTAATGGTCAACCAAAGGATAACAACGCATTCCAAGTATTAGATATTACTGAATTAAAAGAGTTAGCTTTCAAAGTTGATTCAACTACTAAAGTAGAAGGTCAAGTAACTACAAACGCAGCTGCTTAATCCATAAAAGAAAGGTGGCATCTAAATGGATGAATATTTATTAGGCTTAATCAAGACTGATTTAGGCTACAAGTGGTGCGACGATGCCACAAACGAAAAACTAAAACATTTAATCGCAGAGGGATTAGCTTATCTTAAGAAGTATAGTCCTTCTGCAGATTTTCAAAGTGATGAATTTGCAAGAAGTTTATTAAAGAATTACGTGCTATATGCTTTATCAAATGCAACTGATGATTTTAAAGTTAATTACAAAGATGAGATTCTTCTCTTTAGTGATTTAGGAAGGGTAAACGATGTTAGTTAAGAAGCAGTCAAAAGGTAATACGACTTTTAATGATGGCATCTTGAAATCTGTATCAATTCGTAATGGTGGGATTTTGAAAGATTTATCGAGTTACATTCCATTTGGACAAAAGACAGTTGGATACAATCGCTTTTTTAGAGCTTATAACAATGATATTAAAATATCGAAAGTTGTGGTTGTTCCTTTTGAATCAGAGCTACAAGATGCGGATTATGTTGAGTGTGGCTTTTTTAGAGAGTCTAATCAACCTAGCATTTATAAAGTTGTCCAATGCCAAGAGTTACTTGATTCAAAGCCTATGTGTCTTCAATTGTCTTTAGAAAAAGTCAAAACAAAGTTTGATGATAGGAGATTGAATGAGAGTACAAATTGAAGGATTGGCAGAGATGAAAAAAGCCTTAACGAAAAAGAAAGTTGCAGTTGAAAAGGTAGCATCGGCAGTAACAAAAGCAGGAGAAAAGGCCGAACAAGTAGCAAAGGATTTAGTTCCAAAAGATAGTGGAGCATTACATGACAGTATCCAACATAAATATGTAAGTGGTGGTAAAACAGTTATCATTGATGCGAATGCTAAAAATTCTAAAGGTGTTGAATACGCCCAGTATGTCGAGTTCGGTACTAAAAAGCATGGACCTGCTCAAAAGTTTATGAGACCTGCACAAGATGAAGGAAAAAAAGTTCTAATTGAAGAATTAAAAAAGTTGGTGGAGACGAAATGATAAGTGAATCAATTTATGAATTATTAGGACAATCTTTGGATAAAAAATATGATACATATTATTTAGATCAAGCACCTGATGATGCAGATTGTCCATATATTCAGATGTATTCTATTTATGACAATCCGAGCCAATTTAAAGACTGTGAAAGCGGAAACTTCAATTTAGATGTTCATGTATGGCACTATCGTTTAGATAAACGAAAAGAAGTAGCAAACATTATGGATGATATTTTGCTTATCGCAAAGCAACTAAAAATCGAAGGTCATTCGGTAACATGCTTATGTGATGGCAGGCGAATATTAGTCGATAATTCGACAAGTACAACGTACTTGCATGGAGTAATCACTTTGAATTTTAAATATATTTAATTAAGGAGGAAAATAAACATGGAAAGTGTACATGGTAGCAAAATCATTTATATGTATAGACCATTATCTGAAGCTAAGAAAAGTGCAGCTTTGCGTTTAGCTTTTGTAAAAGAAAATGGTAAGACTGTATCAACTGATGCAGATACTACACAAACAAAAGATGGTACATTGCGTTCACCAAGCCAAGCAGAAATTGAAATCACTTCTACATCAGTATTGGCAAGTGATGATACTATGATTAGTTTGTTAGAAAAAGCTCAGTTAAACAATGAAAAGGTTGAAGTATGGGAAATCAACTTAGACAAGCCAGGAACAACAGATGGTAAATACAAAGGAACGTATTACCAAGCTTATGTTACTGAAATTGAAAAAAGCTCACCTTCAGATGATTGGACAGAAATGTCATTAACTTTCGGAATCGAAGGTAAAGGTGCAGAAGGAGATGTAACTGTACCTGCAAATATGCTTGATGAAGCATTGTATACATTCACTGATACAACTGCTCAAGCAGAATAGTTTTCTAAAACTATAGGGAGATTTAGTTCTCCCTTTTTTATTTATTTTTATTTATGCGCATAAACAAAAACGAAAAGAGACAAAAAAGGAGACTTAACTTATGAATATGCAATTAGAAATTAATGGAACAACATATGAATTTAGATTTGGTATTGGGTTCATGAAAGAGATTCAATCTCGATATAAAGAGATGGCTTCAATTTCAGTAGCAATTCCAAGCGGATTCAAATACGTGGTAGCTAGTATGCTAGACGGTCATATCGAAGATTTATTTGATATTTTATACACTGCAAATAAAACAGAAAAACCACGTATCACAGAAAAAGTCTTAATGGAATATCTAGAAGATGAATCAACTGATATTGAATCGTTAATTCAAGAAGTAAAATCTTTTTTATTAAAAGCCAATGCATCGAAGAGCTTGATGAATCAGATTATGGAAGCATTGGCAGAGGAAACAGTGGAAGCAACGAAAACAAAAGCAAAGACGAAAAAGAAATAGACTACATCACAGAGATTTACGATGATGCAGCTTTTTTTTGCTTTAAAAATTTGAAGTTTACATCGTTTGAGCAAGTTGATCGTGTGACTTTGGCCGAATATAAATTGATGCTTAAAACTAATTTAGGCAGAGAAGAAGAAAAAGAGTACGACCGTCATTGGAGGGCCTTTTTACAAATGGCAGTGCAATCGACAGTCGGAAAAGGAAAATCACAACGAATGCGTTATTCAAAATTTGAAAAGTTCTATAACAGAAAAAAAGCAAAAAAAGAATTGGATAAGATATTAAATCCAAAAAGCGAAAGCAAAACAGAAGAAGAGTCTCGTGTTGAAAAAATTATTGAATATAAAAAAAGAAAGCGAGGTGATGAATAATGGCAAGCGGAGAAAACTATAAAGTTAATGTCACTTTGAGCGCGAATGATAAGAACTTATCTAAAATATTATCAAGTGTGACAAAACAAAGTGATTCATTCCTTAGCAAATTAAAAAACAGTGCAGTGTTCGGCGCATTTGCTAGTGTAGGTGCTAGTGCAATGCATACAGTCACAAGTGCGATTAGTGGAACAATATCAGAGCTATCTGCATCCAATGTTGCATGGAAAACGTTTGAAGGCAATATGCAGATGTTAGGACAGTCAAGTAGCGAGATAAATAAAACAAAGAAAGCGTTACAACAATATGCTACACAGACTATTTACTCTGCTTCTGATATGTCACAAACCTATTCTCAGTTAGCTGCAGTCGGAACTAAGAACTGTTTGCAATTGGTAAAAGGATTCGGTGGATTAGCATCGGCTGCGGAAAATCCTAAACAAGCGATGAAAACTTTGTCACAACAAGGTACGCAAATGGCTGCTAAACCAATGGTTGCTTGGCAAGACTTCAAATTAATGTTGGAACAAACTCCTGCAGGTATTGCAGCAGTTTCACGTGAAATGGGCATGAGCACTTCTGAACTTGTTAGTGCAGTACAAAGTGGAACTGTTAAGACCGAAGATTTCTTTAATGCAGTAGAAAAGGCCGGTAATAGTAAAGCATTCACTAAGATGGCTACAGAGTATAAATCCGTTGGCCAAGCAATGGATGGTTTGCAAGAGACTTTAGCAAATAAATTAATGCCTGCATATGACAAACTCAGTCAGATAGGAATAAAAGCGTTAAGTGCAATCATTGATGGTTTAGATGGATTCGATGCAAACATATTAACGAACGGAATTGATAAGGCTATCGATACATTCAAAAGATTTGGTAAAGCATTTGAAAACACAGGCGCAATTAAAGCATTTAAACAAGCACTAAGTGATGTCAGTGGTGCGATCAAAAACGTGATGAGTCAACTTAAAGATTCAGGAATGATTGAAAAGTTCGGCCAAGCGTTTGGCCAAGTTGTCAAATTTGTATCACAAGCTATAAGTGCGGTTAGTAAATTTATCGGTAAATTAAATGGTGCTCAATTAGGTGGTATTGTTGGTTCAGTGTTAGGTGTTGTAGGTGGATTTAAGGCTTTTAATTTTTTGAAGAGTTTTAATCCATTTAATATTTTCAAGAAAAATGCAGAAAGTGGTGTGGAAGGCGCTACAAAAGCACTTGGTAGTTCACGTAGTAAAGTTGCTACGATCATAAAATCAATCGGTCAATCAATCGGTACTGCATCAAAAGGATTAGGACAAGGCTTGAAAGCTACATTCCAAGGTTTAGGTCAAGGATTAAATGGAGCTTTAAAAGGCTTAGGACAAATGTTAAAAGTTGCTAATCCCGTAAATATTTTGGCCTTAGGTGGAGCACTGTTTATGGTAGCGGCAGGCATCGCTTTAATCGGTGAAAGTGGCAATGGTTTAAGTTCAATTGCAGAATCGCTTGGTAAAGCGTTCAGTGAAGTGATTGCAACTACAATTGATGCGGTAACTCAAGCATTAATTGCATTAGCACCAGTGCTACCTACAATTTGTGATGCATTCGCACAATTAAGTCCATTAGTTGAGGCGTTTGGTGATGCATTCGGTACAGTGATTGAATCAGTAGGCAATGCAATATCTAATATTGTAAATGCGATTGGTCCAATCATTGAAAGCGTGGCTCAAATCATAGCCAATGCGATTGTACAAATTGTACAAGCTTTAGCACCATATATTCCTGCAATAAGTGAAATGGTTCAAGCTACATCTGAAGCAATTCAAGCAGTATGCGATGCATTTATTACTTTAGTTCAGAACATCTCACCGATCATTGATTCGATTAAAGATTTAGTCCAACAATTAGGTGATTCAATATCACAAGTATTCGATTCTGCATCTGATGTGATTACATCATTCGGTGATGCAGTAAGTGGTATTTTAGATTCACTAGCAGGTGTGATTGATTCGATTGGACAATCGGCATTGAATGCAGGTAATGGATTTAAAGAGTTAGCAAAAGGAATCCAAATAATCACAGGCTTGAATTTGCTTGATATGGCCGCATCATTAGGAGCAGTCGCAACAGGTGTAGGTGCGATAGCTACTGCATCAAGTGGTATTGGTGATGCAGGCGCTCAAATCATGAGTCTAGCAATCGGATTAGGATTGATGGTTGGCTACACAGAAAGCCTAAGTGCATTAGCAGGTGTAATGCCTGGCGTAATTGCATCATTTAGTGGTATCGAATCAATTGCAGGTCCATTAGCTAGTGCAAGTGGTGCAATGACCCAATTTGCATCAAGCTTAATCGTAATCACAAGTGCTACATCTGTAGCTAGTTCATCATTGACCGCATTAAGTAATGCTTTAATGCAAGTTGCTAATCAAGGTGGACAAGCAGGTACACAGTTAGGTACTAAATTCAAGACCGGATTACAGAATGGATTAACTCAATCAGTGAGTGTCGCTCGCTCAATGTCAAAAAACATTACAAGTGCTTTAAAATCAGCTTCCAGTGGTGCTTATTCGGTCGGTCAAATGATTGGTAATGGATTGGCTAATGGTATGGCTAGTACATTAGGAAGAGTAAGCGCAATTGCTACACGTTTAGCGCAAGAAGCAGAAAAAGCTACTCGTGCAGCTGCTAAAGTTCATTCTCCTTCAAGAGTATTCATGGCTATTGGTAATTACATTGGCGAAGGTTTCGCAATTGGTATTGAGCAGACTGAACGAATGGTTAGAAAAGCTACTGAATCAATTGTAAGTATTCCTAATGCTCAATCATTAAATAGTCCTGGATTTAGGATGGATGGAGTAAGTAATGTTAATTCAACAACTTATGATTTTAATTCAAATCAGAATTTTGTGTTTAATTCAGAATTGACTTTAGACGGTCGTACATTGGCTAAAGTTACAAACAGATACACAGAAGAAGAGTTAAATAAGAGTGCTAAATTCAAAGAGAGATTGGCAGGTGTTGTATAGTCATGTTATATGGATTTAGAGATACAACAGATACAAGTGGCGCACTAGGTAGTATATTACCTAGTGAAGCCATGAATTTTAATGGAAAATTTTTAGAAAACGAAATACCAGGATATAGAACATTGACAGTGAGCGGTAGAGAATTAATTGGCTCTGAATTTAAAGTTAAGGACATTGAAGGATTGGACGGAACGATTTGGAAAGAAAAATACTTGAAGCCACGCACAATCACAGTGAAATATCAGATAAATGCATCTAGCAATAAAGAATTTAGAGACGCGTATAACAAGATGAATTTATTGCTAAGTGGTGAACAAGTTAATATTTATTTTAATGATGAAACTGATAAATATTTCATTGGCACTAAAACTTCAAATGATGAAGTTGATGGTGGTACAAATTATGTGATTGGTGAAATCGAAATCTATTGCTCAGACCCTAGGAAATATTCATCCACAGAAAAAGAATTTACTGCAACTGATGGATTGTTAAACATTGTCAATGAGGGAACTGTACCGGTAAGTATTGATTATGAGGTCCAAGCGACTTCTGAAACCGGATATATTGGTATCGTATCAACTGAAGGAGTTATGCAGTACGGAAAGATTGAAGAATTAGATTCTGAAACATATCAACAGAGTGAACAACTAGCTAGCATTAATGACTTTTTCAATTGTCCGGACGATGTAAATGGTACTGAGTATATGCATCCTCAGTACGGTTCGAACGGTACATTAGCCGAACACACTTGGTTTAATCAAAAGTTTATTGGATTTGGCACTGTTGGAACAAAAAAAGGTTCTGCGAGTGGTGGATTAAGAACCTTGGTAATACCTGCAGATTCAAATGGAGATACAAGTGGTGCTCAGAACTTCTATTGCTATTTTCATTTGTTGTTTTATGCAGGACTTATGGGTCAGACTGGTGAAATGTGCATCAACTTCTTGACTGCAGATAACAAATTGATTTGTGGATGTAACTTTTATAAAACAGATACAGTCGGAAATACAGGACATTATGAGTTTTGGGCGAATGGTAAAATGTTAAGAAACTTCTCATATACTACTTCTCATTTACAATCTCAAAATCCTTGGTACTGGAATTGGGGACATTGCGATATTTTAAAAGAAGGTGGAAATATCCGCTTCTTCTATTACGGAGGATATTACAATTATTACATTCCAGAAATTGCAAATATGAAGTGTGCCAAAATTCAGATTGCATTCAAGCAATGGGGTGATAGAGGTGGAAACCAATTGATGGGCATGATGGGGTTTGATGTAATAAACTTTACAAAGAACAATGTATCAAAATGGAGAGATATCCCTAACAGATATCCAAGCGGAACTAAAATCACGATTGACGGAAAATCATCTCACGTTTATGTGAATGGAATGGCTAGACCTCAAGATGAGGTATTAGGAACTAAATATTTTAAAGCTCCAGTAGGAACAACGGAAGTGAAGCTTACGTGTTCAAGTTGGTCAGAATCGAAGCCGACAGTAAAAGCTAGAATAAGGGAGGCATGGTTATAATGGAACAAATCAGAATAGCAGTATTAACTCCTTACGATAAGGTTCTAGCTTTTTTAGATAACACAGTACCTAGTGCAATGCATTACTTTGATGAAACATTGCATACTTATTTAAAAGGCTCATCGTATACATTCGAATTCACTACATTGACTGCACATGATGATGCAGCCTTTTTAGTTGAAGGAAATAAACTGAGCTTTACAAGAAAAAACAAAGGCTATTATTTAACAATTATGAATGTTGAAAAAGGTGGCGACACAACAACTGTTACCGCCTATGGCCTTTGCCTTGAATTAACGAATGAATATGTAGATGCGTATAAAGCTCCTAGAGCTATGTCATTTGCAGAATATGTAAATGCGTATGGATTTGAGAAATCGTTCGTAATTGGCAAAAATGAGGTATCAGACAAACGTATCACGCATGAGTGGACTGGTAGCGATACTGTACTATCTCGATTGTATTCAATTGCAAATGTATTTGATGCAGAATTAGAGTTCGTAACTCAATTGAATGATGATTATTCTTTGAAGAATTTTGTGTTGAATATATACAGAGCACATTCAGATTCCATTCAAGGAATGGGAAGTGACAAGCGCAGTACAATACTGAGATATCCAAATGATGTGTATGGAATCATTAAAACAAGTGATATTACTGAGCTATACACTGCAATCAGACCTACAGGAACAAATGGATTACAACTTAACTCAATCAGTGGTCGAGTTGTAAAAGATACAAATGGAAATGTACTGTATAAAGTCAACGGTAACAACTTGTTAGCACCTCAAGCTAGAGATAGATTCCCTTCAACGTTGCTCACAAATCATTCAAATGATATGTACGCAGTGCAAATTTGGTCTTATGAAACTGAAAACGTAGAAACATTATATGGTCAAGCTTTAGCACAATTGAAAAAGAATTGTGTGCCTAAAGTTACATACGATGTGGATGCATATATTGATGCAGATATCGGTGATACGTTCACGATTGAAGATGCGGAGTATAATCCTACATTGTATTTAGAAGCACGAATCACAGAACAAGAGATTTGTTTTACAGATTCAGAGAAATGCAAAACTATCTTTGATAACTTTGAAGAAAAACAGTCACAGATTAGTTCGGCTCTAATCAGTGAAATGAACAAGATGATTGAGTTAAAGAAAGTTTATGAAGGTTCAATCGTATCTTCAAATGGAGTTCTATTTAAGACTGATTCAGATTCGACTCAATTAACTGCAATTGTTAAGAATGATGGAGTTGATATCACATCTAAGTATTCAATTATTTGGTACAAAGATGATGAGCAAATATCAACAAGTCAAACAATCACAGTCAACGCTTCAGACTTCACAGAAAAGGCCGTATACCGATTTAAAGCAATGAGTGGTGAAATACTTAAAGCAAGCGCAGAAGTCACTGTAATGCGACTACAAGACGGTCAGAATGGAACAAGTGCTTATGTGCATATTGCTTATGCAAACAGTTCAGATGGTCGTGTTGATTTTAGTTTGACAGAATCAAATCGTAAATTTATTGGTCAGTATTCAGATTCAAAACAATATGGTAGTGAAGACCCAACCAAATACCGATGGAGTGCAATTAAAGGCGAGGACGGTCAGTCATTTGTGAGTGCCGAGGAACAATTCTATTATTCTACATCTCAAACCGAATTAGTCGGTGGTGAGTGGTTCGTTGGAAATGTGGTTTATCAAAGTGATAAGTTCCTATGGAAACGTTGGAAGTGTACGTATGCTAATCCGAGTGAAATCAAATATACGAAAGCTATTTTTGATAACACATGGAATGAAATTGATGCAAAGATTGGTGAGATTCACACTCAAGTATCAGTAGCAAATGCTCAATCAAAAGAAGCAGTTGATAAGGCAGCACAAGCTCAAACGACTGCAAGTAAAGCAAATCAATTAGCTAATACTGCTAACACTCAATCAAGTGAAGCTAAGCAACTAGCACAAGAAGCAAATACTAGTACTGGTAACGCTCAGAAACAGATTGATGCGATTAAAGGAGATATCAATGATTCAAAGCAACAGATTCAAGATGCAGTTGATAAGGCAAATGCCAATGCAGGAGAAATTGCTACTGTAAAAGAAACGTATGCTACAAAAGTTGATTTAACTACTGAATCAAAATCTATTCATGCAGATGTTACAACAGAAATTGAAAAGAAAGTCGGTGAACTATCGACTACAGTTTCTCAAAATTATGCTTCTAAGAGTGATTTAACAAGCATTGAAGGTAGTTTAAATACTAAGATTCAACAAAATGCAGATTCAATCATAACTCAAGCAAGTTCAATTGAGAAATTACAATCAGATACAACTCAAGCTCAGTTAGATATTACTGAAGCAACAAAAAAGGCAACGCAAGCACAATCAACTGCTAGCCAAGCAATTACAAATGCACAGAGTGCTCAGTCATTAGCAGATGAAGCTAAACAAAAGGCAGACAGTGCTCAATTAAATTTAGACAATGCTAACAAGGAATTAGCGGATGCAAAAGCTAATCTAGAATCGGTGACTGGTAGAGTTGACGCAAGTGAAACAGAAATAACAAATGCTAAGACTCGTTTAACAAACGCAGAATCTGCAGTACAGAAAGCTCAATCTGATGCAACTAAGGCTCAAGGTAACGCAACTACGGCAATCAATAATGCAAAGACGGCTCAGGAAGTGGCGGATGATGCAAAAGCTAAAGCAGAACAAGCTCAGAAAGACCTTGCAGAGCTAACAAACAAAGTTTCTTCAAATACAACTTCAATTGAGCAAAATGCAAATGCGATTAAATTACAAGCTTCTTCAATTACTAAAGCCAGTGATAAGATTGATAACTTACAAATTGGTGGAAGGAATTTATTTTTAGAAACAAAAAATAAAGTGGTATATGATGGCCGTAATAGTCAAATGATAAATGGATTTCAAACAATATATAGATCATGTTTTGAGTCAAAGAGTGATATTTGTCCTATTCAGTGTGAGGATTTGATTCCAAAAGTCGGTCAGATCTATACTATTCAAATGATGGCAAGGGCAAGAATATATAGTGATTATGCATACGATAAAAACAAATACGACTTGAAATATATCAACTTATTAGACATTGAAACTGTAAAATATGGCACAACAGATGGAATATATAATACTACTAATGATCCTAAGTTACTAGTTAATGCATATTCAGCAACAGTGCTTGATAATTGGAGTGGTTTCAAAGATGGCACTATGCATAAAGTGGGGTCTATTGAAAGATTTGTTATACGTTATAATGATGAATTGTATGATGTTTATATGTATGTTGTTTCTGCTAATGGAGTACAATGTCAATGCTATTATCCGTTTGTTGGTAAACAAAACAGTGGCGTTATACAACAATTTTGGTACCCGAACGTTTATGGTAATGGTATTCCCGATAGCCGTATTGAATTCTCTGTTTCTGAAGAATGGAAAAAGTATTCACATTCATGGACGGTTTCGAATGGTCTAGATTCCGAGACAAAACATCCTATGATTTTAGCTCGACTCGAACAAAGAATGGGAGTCGGTACAATTGAAATATATGCTCCAAAGTTTGAAATAGGCAACAAAGCCACAGACTGGACTCCTGCTCCTGAAGACCAAGAACAAAATGTTAACGATAAAATTGCAGCTTCTGAAAAGACTACAGAAGAGAGTTATAAAGCATTAATTAACCAAACGGCTAAAGATATTACTGCAATAGTTCAAAATGTACAAAAAGAAACTAGTGCTAATTCACCTTCTATTTCTGAAATGTCAACCAATTTTAAAGTTACAGCAGATGGTTTGAGCGCTACCAAGTCCGCTGTTAAAACTTTAACTGATGCTGTTAATGGAACAGTATCCAAAGAAGAAATGCAGAAGTATATTCGATGGAATGGGGATAACTTAGAATTAGGTAACTCAGCACAGCCATTCAAATGTAAATTGTCGAATACAGAACTAGCTTTCTATCAAAATACTGATAAAGTAGCTTGGATCACAAACAAAGAATTGTATATTTTAAAAGCCATTATTGCCCAATCTATTGGATGTGGAAACTTCCTATTTGTTGATGAAGGTGACCTTGGCTTTTCTTTAATTTAGGAGGTGAGTATATGGCTAGTAATAGTGTGCAATTAGATTGTGCCAAAAGAGCTAAAGCATGGACGTTAAGTGTTAATTGGTCTGAAAGTGATACAAGTATAGCAAATAATACGACTAAAATCACTGCAAGTGGCTCGCTGGCATCTAGTAATACAGGCTTTAATGCATTATATGATTCATATGCCTGTCATTTGAAATTATATTGGCATGACAACAATAAGAACACAGATACTTTATTTGGAGATAGCTCATTTACAACAGCTGGTGTTGGCCAGGGTGGTACTCGTACTGTGTCTGGCTCAATCACTGTAACTCACAAATCTGATGGTAGTTTAAGTGGTTATGTAAAAGTGGCTTTTGATGCTCCTACTACATCAGGTGGTTTCTCTCCAAGTTCTTCTTCATGTAGTACTGGATGGACAACATGTACAACAATTGCTCGTGCTTCAAGTATTAGTGGATTAAGTGGTAATCAGTTAGGCAGTGGAGTATCTGTAACGATCGATAGAAAATCAAGCTCATTTACTCATAAGGTAGAGTATAAGTTTGTAAATAGTGGATGGACTACAGCAAGCACAAACGCTGCTACAAGTTGCTCATTCACACCCCCAGTATCATTAGCAAGTCAAATTCCAAGTTCAGTAAGTGGAGCTTTAACAGTTAGAGTAACAACTTATAATGGTTCAACTCAGATAGGTGATGCTGTAACTAAGAGTATTAATCTTAGTGTTCCGTCAACAGTTGTTCCAAGTTTGTCAGGTTTATCCGCAACAAGAATAGATAATGATGTTCCTAGTTCCTGGGGTATTTATGTTAAAGGTATATCTCAGGTAAAAATTACAGCAAGTGGTGCAAGTGGATCATACGGTTCTACTATTTCAGGTTATTCTATTTCTGGTCCAGGATTATATACTAACTCAAGCTCTGGTACTTCCGGACAGTTATCTTCTACTGGAACATTGACTTATACTTGTACAGTTACTGATAGCCGTGGACGTACTGCTTCAAAATCAGTAAGTATTACAGTTGTGGACTATACTTATCCTAACATTTCCATGTCTGTTGAACGATGTACTAGTGATGGTACTAAAAGTACTAACGGTACATATTTACGAATTGTTATTAATTATAGTATTGCATCTGTATCAGGAAAGAATGGATTATATTCTAAGTCGTGTAGTTGTAATGGAGTTTCAAACACATCATTCGCATCTGGCACGGCTTTTGTTTTAGCTGCTAACTGCTCAATCGGAAACCATTACACAGTTAATGCTAGTATACGTGATAATGTAGGAAATACAGCTACTGCTAGTGCCGAAGTAACAACTGCTTATCGTGTTCTAAATGTTAATAAGAATAAAGATGGTTTAGCTATTGGTAAGTTCTCTGAAAAAGCAGCGTTTGAAGTTAATATGGATGGCTATTTTTATGGTAATGAAACTGTTAGTGGAAAAATACAAACAAATGATCTTTCAATTGGTGGTAAATGGGAAACTGGTCGTGACTATGGTTCAGGGGGTAATAGTTCGACGTTTGTGAGACTTTGTAGATTAACGATTACAAATGCATATTGCAATAGTCCAATTGAACTTTGTTATTCACAAAGAGCATCTCCTTCACTTACAGTTTTAGAAATTAGATTTGCCAACACTAGTAGTTTAGATCCTGCCATAAATAGTTTCCGTTATAGAGGATATTGTAGAGCGGCTTATATAGTTAAAGCATCGACCTCAGCATGGGACATTTATGTTAATAAATCAGAGAGTTGGGATGCTGTTGCGGTTCATTATTGGACTTGTCGAGATCCAAATATTAAACTGCAATTTATAGGTGAAAACGCAGTATCAGTACCAAGTGGGTATATACGAGCCGTTAATTTCTATATGGAAGAGTTAAGAGATAAATTATATCCAGTCGGAGCAGTATATATAACTTACAACGATAATAACCCAGGCAACTTCTTAGGCGGAACTTGGGTTAGATTTGGTGAAGGTAGAACATTAATTGGACAAGGAACCGGAAATGATGGAACGAATAGCCAAACGTTTAATGCAAATAGTACTGGTGGTGAGTACAAACATAAATTATCAATAAGTGAATTGCCATCGCACAATCACTCGATTGGAGCTTATTGGTCTAAACAAGAAGCTAGCGGATACGGTCTAGCGACAGGTAATGTTGGATTCTATGACCGTGTAATGGTTTCCGGCTCAGGAAATTCAGGCAGTACAGGTAGTGATAATTCACATAATAATGTTCAACCATACATTACAGTTTACTTCTGGCGTCGTACAGCTTAGAAAGGAATATTCAAAATGGTAAAAACACATGAAATTAATTTAAGTATTGAACTATTTAATTCATTCACAAATAGAAACTATATTATTCTAGACAACAGCGAATTAAATATTCAAAAGAATGATTATATTTTGTTCAGACAGACTATTTCTGCAAAGGGTGAGGAAGTACCAACAGACCTTTTCAGAATGACCCAAGTACAAGATATTGTAGAAGACAGTGGCTTAAAAGAAGGCTATGTCTTAATTAATGTGAATAAGTTATAAACGAAAAAAAATCGACCTTGTGAAGTCGTAAAACTCACACATGGTACACTAGACTGCACTTTAGCTCGTTCAAGCAGTCTTTTTTTGTACCAAACAAGGAGGAATAAATATGATTGATTTTGCAGAATTGAGTAAGTATTTTGTTTTGGTAGTTGTAGTAGCTTGTTTGATTGTTGGCTATATTTTGAAAACATCATTTGAAAGTTTTCCAAATAAGTATATTCCTACAGTGCTTGCATTTGTTGGATTAGTACTAAACCTAGCAGTGAGTGGTTTAACAATCGAAAATGCAGTATATGGCGCTTTGATGGGTTTAGCTAGTACTGGAATGCATCAAGCTTTCACAAGATTTATTGAATGCCAAACAGAAGAAAAATAAAGTAGGTGGCTTGCATGGATTTCGTAATTACAAGCCAACAAATTGTATGGATTTGTGGATTCATAGCATCCATTTGGGGTGTTGTGAAGATTGTTAAAGAATTAAAAAAGCCGAGTGATGATTTAAAGCTCATGGTCAAACGACATGACGAATTATTGCATAAGGACAATGAGCGACTAAATTCGCTTGAAAAAATTACGTTAAATCAAGATGGAATCAATCGAAAATTAGAAGAGCATACTCGCATTTTAAACGAACACGATAATCGTTTAGATGATGACAAAGAAAGAAGCGATTTGATTCTAAAGGCAAACATGGCTATTCTTGATGGAATGTTGTCGGATGGTGACAAAGAAAGTTTGAAGACCACTCGGAAAGAGATACAAGATTATTTAGTTGAGAAAAATTAGGAGGTATAAGTCTATGGATGAAGAATTGAAGTTTGAAGAACTATCAGAAGAAGCTCAATCAGAGTTATCAAATGGAAAAGAAGAAGGTGAAGATTAATGTCATACTCTAAATTAGCGAATAAATATATTCCTGCAATTGCTAGCAACTACACTCGTGGCCGTGGTGGATATAAGGTGTGTAAGATTACAGTACACCACATGGCTTGTCAGTGGAGTGCCGAAAGATGCGCTCAATCTTTCCAAGTTGAAGGAAGAATGGCTAGCGCAAACTATTGTATTGGTTCAGATGGTACTATTGTTGCGAATGTTGACGAAGAGAATCGTGCATGGACTTCAAGCAATTATTACAACGATTGTCAATCTATCACGGTTGAAGTTGCAAATGAAACGTGTGCACCTAATTGGACAGTATCAACCAAAGCATGGAATGCATTAGTTAACTTATGTGTAGATGTATGTAAACGATATGGATTCAGATTAAGCTATACAGGTGACGCGAATGGTAGCTTAACAGAACATAGAATGTTTGCAGCTACATCTTGTCCTGGCCCTTATTTGCATTCTAAAATGAATCAACTAGTTCAAGAAGTAAATGCAAAACTTGATGGAAAGCCAGTGCCTAATACACCTGCGCCTGCGCCTAAAGAAGCGATTGACCAGATTCTTCATGTCGGGTCTTTCGTTACTTCAATCAAAATGAAAATCGGTAATGTTGGATTGAAGAAAATCAACGATGATTTATGTTGCTATTTAGCACCATTAGGTGGTTGGTTTCCATGTTCTATGGTTTCAAAAGTTCCGTATTCAGATGGATACAATGACCAAGTATTACATACAACGAATGCTGTAGTATATGTTGATCGTGTACGTGTTGATGCGGTTAATCTACAGACTGATACAGTACGCATTAATGGTGTATGGGTTAAAGCCGGTCCATTGACAGAGATTGAATAAAATTAATATGCAGTAAAATCTAACATGAAAAGTGTCAAAATTGCGTAAAATGAACAAAATTGACATTTATATGTAGTGAAATGTGTCATATTATAAAATTTTGACACAAAAAACGTTCAACTATTATTTATTGACTATTGAGCCTATGCATTCGTGCGTAGGTTCTTTTTTTATGCTATAATCAAATTAGACCATGGTACACGAGAATTATACGTTAACCGTGTGTGTTTTAAGCTAGCAGAAATAAAAAAAGCAGATGTTTAAATCGTGAGACTTATGTTTTATTCCACTAAATAGAATGCAGACTAGTAGCATTTGAAAGGTGGTCTTTTTTTTTATGCTCAAAAAGTATGCTCGTAGCATACATGCTTCGCATAAGGCCCTAATCATCGGTGATAGATTCTGATAAAAGAAAAAAGCCTATTAAATAGGCCTTAATCTAAATCGACTGCATAGTAATTTCCAAAGCTGCACATTTGATAGCACTCACTATCTTCATCGTAATCTTCAAAGTAATATTTTCCATAAACCTTAACGTGCTTTCCATAACCCACTTCAACTTCTGCATACCCATTTACAATTGGATTATCACCAAGCTTTTCATGAATTTCTTTTTCGTTATATTGAGTTTCAAAATCATCTTCATCAAAAGCATCAACGTAAACTTCACGCGAAGTGTTTAGATCATCAAATTTTTTTTCAAAATCTTCATATCTTCCAAAGTAACCTTTGAATTTTCCAAAATCATCATAATCTTTTAGATTTTGAATAAATTGATTAAAATAACTTTCGTCTGTACTTAATTTAGTTGTGCTATACATATTGTTTTCCTTCATAGCTTTCGCTTTTTCAATTGTTTGATTCATTGCGTCTCTGATTACATCTGCTTGACTGATGCCTAAGCTTTTACAAGCTTGTTTGAATTCATTTGCAAAATCATTCTGAAATCTAGCAGATATGATTGTCATTTTTTCTTTGTTGTACTTGTCTTGTGGTTTCATGTTATTCTCCTTTATGTTTTAAATACATAGCATAAGCAAATTTTGCAATTCCAATTGCGATAAAAAATATTCCTAATTTTAGTAGCATAATATACAATGGATGAGTTATAATGAGTTAGGGGAGAAGCTATATAAGCTTCTCGATAATCAATAAGATTAACCCAACTGCTAAGTCCAAGATTGATTGTATAAGTAGAGATGTCCAATCAATTTTGGCTTTTTTATTTTTGTTACTCATCTCTGTCCTCCTTACATATATATTATAGCATAATGCTAGCAGTAATACAAGCAATACGGAGAAAAAAAGAAGAAATATAGTCCTTTTTCAGTGAGCTATATTTAACTTTTTATAAATAGTGACAGGTATGACACCTTTTTTATAGTTTTATTATAAAAATAGAAAAAAATAAAATAATAATATATATATAAAAAGAAACAGAAGTGAGAAAAAGCCGTCATACCCGTCATAGATGAAAAATAAGTGGAGTAACAAATGTTAATACAAAGTGAAGGGAATGAAAGCAAATATCTAGTTATATTATTTTTCTAGTTAATTTTAAAAATAAATATATAAAGAAATATATAAGAAAAAAAGTTACAACTCACTTTTTGCCTTCATTGCCTTCATTTTTTTGGACTGGCAAAATTTGAAGAAAAATATAACCGAAAATATCAAAATTTAAAAAAATTAAGACATAATTAAGACATTGTACTGTATGAAAATAAAAAAACCCTTTAAATAAAGGGTATTTTACTATATGGTACGAAAGCCGTTCAATAAATCGAACTTCTAAGCATTTTAAAAGTAAATATTTTCAGTTTAGCAGCTATCAAATTGGTAGTTGCTTTTTCTGTTTTTATGATGCCTAGAGGGGTTTTGTATGTCATGTCATGGGAAAGGACTTTTAATCGTTTTTTTGTCAAGTATCGACTTGATGAAGAGTTAAAGCGTATCGAACATTGGATAGATTTTAGAGAATTTTATCACAATATTTATCTATATCTGAGATCTCCAAACATGCTTTCAGAATCTCTGGGGTGTGGCGGAAGTAATAAAGATACATGTTTAGATACAGTATGCAAATGGGATGAAGAATGTGAATTGTATCAGGAAGAATCAAGTGCAATTCAGGCTATGGGTTTAGAACAAAGAAAACAATTTTTAAATTTATATGTTCTACATAGACCAATTCAAGGCAATCAGAACTGGAGATTAAAAGATGATCTTTTGGTGCTGTTTGCTTCTAACGATAGGGATTATGTATTTTCAGATGTCATTCTTGCTGAATATGAAGCAATCAAATCGAAGTTTGACGAAAAATTCGAATCTGATTTTGAAAGAAGAAAAGATATCTTCAATGAAATACTAATTAGCAAGTCTTACTTACTGCCTGAAAAATGGAAAAATACAGATTTTGAATGTGGAGGAAATGCCAGTCGTAGGAAACAACTGATTTTTCTTGCGGATATGTTTGAAGAAGGTGATCTTGCAGAAAGCGATTTTAAATCAATTGCAAGTGTTCTTCCGTATGGAAAAAAATACGTGAAATTTGTTTTGGAACAAATAAATAACAATTAAATATTAAAAATTGACAATAAAAAAATGAGTATTGGCGTACTCATTAATTTATGAAACTCAACAAGATTAACTCAATATATTATCTAATAAATTGAATTAAATAACTACACTTTCATTGTATTAATCTTGTTTGAGTTTGTCAAGACTTTAAACAAGATGTGTCACGAACCTTATCCTCGCCATGACCTGATTGATTCAGTGAGCAAGGAAATACGTGCTAAATCTATTGGTATGCTGTTACCAGTAGAGGATGAAGGAAAGATGATATGATTCATTGGTTTGAAATTATTACAGCTTTTTGAATGTTTTCAACTCGTATCATCTTGAGAATTTCCGACAATGAACGGAGGCGGATGTACATAGTCATGATGTGCATTTGTCTTTAGTGAGATAGTGTCAGTCGAAAACTCACGTAAAACAAATAGACTGGGGTGGACACGCTGATGTGAGACATTTACGAAAGTATGGGTAGCGTTGTATTTATCTACAATACAGTTAAGTGACTAAAAGATGAAAGAGCAAAGAGCAAGTAATCTCTGTTAAGTAGATACGTAAATGCTGGTGACAGAGTGCATGGCTATGAAACGACAACAATGACGGGTGACGGGAAAGTTCCTTGAATTCAAATCGGATGAATATACTTCTTATGGCATGATGATTCCATGCTGTAAGGGAAAAGTGTATTCTCCTCTTCCAAATCAAGGTTCAAGGAAAGTAAGTATAAGCTTGATTGTGATAAATATTATAAGAAAAATAAATTTATAAATATACTTTATTTAAGGCTTATTTGAGCTTTTTTTGAAAAAAGGTCACGAAAGTGACCGTGACGTATTACGCTATACGCTGTATGGTTGATTTGAAAAAGAGGAGAGATAAATATGATTGAAATAGAATTAAAAGTATTAAAAATGAATGATTTATACAGAATTAAAAATGAAGGGATGTGTGTTGAATGAAAATTTTGTTGGTGCCAGATAATCCTCTAAATGAAATTGATTCATTAATGGATATTCAAGAGAAACAGGCAAAAAAACTTAAAGATTCAAGAGTAATTTCTATAATTTCCTTAGTCCTGATGCTTTATACCTGTATAGTTGGAAATTATCCTTTATTGCCAGATATTGAAATAAGGTCTTGTTTTGAATTAATGGAAGCATTCTTGGTGATTGCAATTATTTCTATGGCTTTTTCAATATATTACCAACATTGTTTAGACAAAACCATGAATAAAATATCTGCTTTAAAAGATCATTATATTTTTTATTCAGCATACTATATGCTATTAGATTTATATGATGGAAATCGCATATGTTATAGCGATATATGCGATATTGCTTACCGTGATGAGCATTTATTTAACCTGAACGATAGATTCTTTTCACTTTATTTTGATCAAGATAAGGCTGATAAATGGAATGATATTCATCATATGAACATAGATTGTTTTATAAAACGAAATAAATTTAATTGCCATGCTGATGAGTTAGATTTTAATGATATTAATAAAAAATGTTTTAAAGACTATAAAATCGAGAGTGTTTTTTCATTAGCAAATATTTCTTATTTGGATATCTGTAAACTGGTTGTTTTTGATGTGCTGGATTTTGATGACTTAATTAATGTTCTTTCTAAATTTTTAAAAAGCAAATTGGAAATGATTGAAGATAAGGAACAAATTAATAAATCTAGAGATCTAAATTCCTATGGAAGAACAATCGGTGAAGAAATATTATCTAAATATTGATTCTTGAGATTAAAAGAACATGGCAGTACTGCCACTTAGGGAGATGCTTAAAATGAGATCATTGGAATTGAAAGAATTACAAATAAAGGATGACATACCTTTGTATGTAACACTAGATAGTTTAAGTACT